GCACCCGCTACGTGACGGCTTGACGATGCGGAAGTTCATGAGGCTGTCTGTCGTGGAACTAGGAACGATCGACCAGGAAGGTCGCGCGTCAGTCGCCCAGCTGGAAGCTCTCGCTGCCATCTGGGAGCGGATCAAGCCACCCGAACGCGACCCCTCCGAAATTGGTGAGCTACCCCCCCTGTCCAAGCAACTCACCGACAAGATGAAGGGCCGTGCCTGGACGATCTTCAGCGGCGGGCCGTTGGAAGGATCGGACCGTAGCGGCACGATGGTTCGCCTGGCGGTCGCCTGTGCTGCGGACGGGCTCAGCCGAGAGGAGACGGCAGCGGTGCTGAAGGCGGCGTGGTGGAACAAGTATCGAGACCGTGTTGATGAGGATGAGCAGATCGAGAACATTGTGAGGAACTACGGATGACCCGCTACTTCTATAACCTGGCGACGGACCAGCGCTTCTACATCGCTGGCCCCATGTCGGGCTACCCCGAGTTCAACTTCCCAGCGTTCGATGCCGCCAAAGAACAGTTGATTCTATGGGGCTACAAGGTCATCTCGCCTGCTGACCTGGACCGCGCTTCGGGTCCGTTCGAGGACTGCAAGGTAGAAGACTGTGCTCGCCGTGACCTGGAGGCGCTGCTGGAAGTGGATGCCGTCTATGCGTTGGACGGTTGGGAGAAGTCGACAGGCGCTCGGAACGAAGTGATGGTGGCGGGCTGGTTAGGGCTCCCCGTCTTCTCCCAGGAGAGGAAGGGTGAGGAGATGAGGATCACGGCAAGGTTCGCGGCGGGTGCTGAACTGTCGGGCGAGAACCGCACGTTCGAAGACGTGTTCGGTCGTGTCGACCCCGAGGAAATCTCCGACGAGGCAATCAACCGCCACGTCGCTGCCGTGCTCGATTATACACCCGAGGAAATTGCGGAGTGGAAGGACCACGGTGGCGGTTGCACTATCGAGGAGTACCACTCCGACAAGGGCGATACATCGTGGGAGAACTACAGGAAGGCCTGGGACATTCCACCTAGTGAGGTTCGTGTCACTGACCCCGTGACAGGCGGAGCCAAGGGCCAGAAGCGACAGCGCATGGACCTGCTCCCCTACGACACACTCATGTGGATCAGCGAACACTACGCGGTGGGCGCCGACAAGTATGACGACCGCAACTGGGAGAAGGGCTACGCCTGGTCGCTCAGTATGGGTGCCCTCATGCGACACCTGGCTGCTTTCTGGCAGGGCGAAGACTACGACATGGAGACGCTCTCCCATCACCTGCAAGCGGTTGTGTTCCACGCTCTCGGACTGGCGACATTCGTCAATCGGAACATCGGAACCGACGACCGTCCAGGGAATGTACCCACGGGTTAAGGGTAGGGTAGATTCAGTGAAGGTGTACGACTGGGACCAGGAGGAACACAACCTCATCTTGGTGTTCAGACGGGACTGGCGGTGGCTCTGGCTTCGAAAGAAGTACGTGCTGCGGTGCTGGCATTGTGAACTACGGATCGAGGAGCCATGACGATCTATGCGTTTGATCCAGGGCGGGTCAACAACGCACAGCTGATTCGGGACTGTCACCAACTCGGTTACCTGAACGACGACGATGTGGTGCTTGACCCGACCTACGGGAAGGGTCGGTTCTGGGGACTTTGGCGCCCCGCTCGCCTGGTGGCGAGCGACATTAAGGGCAACGGACTCGCCGTCAACTGCGTCGACTTTACGAATATGGTGGCCTACTTCGACAACAAGTTTGATGCGGTCGTGTTCGACCCGCCCTACAAGCTGGGCGGGACTTCCGCCCACCCAAGCGACGGCGACTATGGAGTCGCCGACGACTGGAACGGCACGAAAGACCGCATGTCCGACATCTACAAGGGCATCGCTGAATGTCTGCGAGTACTGAAGCCAAGCGGCATCCTCCTGATGAAGTGCCAAGACCAGGTGTGCTCGGGGGATGTTGTCTGGCAGGAGCGGGACTTCACGTCGCAGGTGATCGGCTGGCCCGATGAACCCGCAGCGAAGCTGATCGACAAGCTGTTCGTCCACGGCGCCATTGAGCAGCCGAAGGGACGCAGACAGGTTCACGCCCGCCGCAACTACAGCACGGCACTGATCTTTAGGAAGGGCAAGTGACCTGGCCAGCGCCCGATCCGTACAAGGCCAACCCGTGTCCCTTCATTCGAGCATGGATCGGACCCTGCGGTCAGACGAATCGCTACGAATGTCGACACTCACGGGTCTGGCCAATGGGCAAGCAGCTGAATCACCGCTGCGTATGCGCCCGCCCCGCCCTCGCCGAGTGTGAGAACGCAAGTTCGCTTGTGTGCGGCGCACCGATCTGTCACGTGGGTTACTGCACTTATCACGGGGGGCACTGCCGATGATCCATCACCGATTCGAATGGCATCCGAAGGTCAAGAGTCGTCCCCGCTTCGGCGGGAACGCCTACACCGACAGGGCAACGCGCGAAGCCGAGGCAGCCATCAGACGCCAATGGCCTGAAGACCTGCCGCCGCTCGAAGACTACCTATCGATGGTGACCAGGTTCACCGACAGGTTCATCGACGTGTACCTCGACGCGCATGACGCGCCGACAACGAAGGGGAAGCGGGGAGACTTGGACAACTATCAGAAGTTGGTGCAGGACGCGTTGAACGGCAAGGCGTACGTGGACGACAGGCAGATCGTTCATCTGGAAGCCAGCTGGCGATGAAGCCTGAGACGAACTTGTTCGATGTCATCATCGCTTTCATGTACGTGATGGCCGTGATGAACATCACCCATCAGATCGTGAGCATCTGGCGATGAGCTTCAAGGACCAGGCGTACGGCGTGCGCTGGCTCGTCATGGGCGACATCGCCGAAGGTGCCTTCCGCAAGGTGTACCCGAAGGCGGTGCGCACTGGCTTGGACAGGGCGCCTACGACCAGGGGCATGTCGCTCATGGAGCGGTACGAGCCTGACTTCAGAGACGAGACAGACGGTCTGTGGCGCATCGAAGTCATGGGCATCGGACGAGACCAGCGGCTGAAGCTGAAGGTGGAGAAGGCCATGGCCCTCTGCCAGTGGTCGGCCATCGAAGACGTAGCCCTGTTCGTGTGGGACTCCAGCAAGAAGCGCTACTGCAACGGCCCGCTCGATCTGTGGATCGACACCTGCTTCGAGCACGGTGTCTACGCATACTTCCCCGAAGGCAAGGCGTACATCGAACTGCACTCCTCGAAGTTTCCGTATGAGTGGCAAGCAGCGGAAGCAGCGTAAGCGCATGAGGCGTCTGGAGGAACGGGTGGCCGAGTTGGAGGCGGCACTGGCCTACCGCCAGTGGGACATGCCGCCTCAAATCTACGTGGACATGGACCCGCGGCCTGGGCTAGCCGAACAGCTGGGCACCGAGCCGCCGATCCTGCATCCATCGACTGACCCTGAGGGTTGGGGAGGCTACCTGTGATGTTGATGGTTGATCTGCCGTACGCCTGCTTCTGGCTGGAGGCTAATGGTAGCGGCGAAGTCGTCAAGGCTCCACCGATCGCCAGGTGGACGATCGGTAAGCGCATTATACATGTCTTTCGATACTACGACGGCAAGGGCGCACGACTGGAGTGGCTGTGATCGTCGGTTTCACTGGCACGCGCGAAGGTATGAGCGGCTACCAAGAAGGCAAGGTGGCCGAACTTATCAACGACCTGGGGACCACCGAGTTCCATCATGGCGACTGCGTGGGCGCCGACGCCGAAGCATACGGCATCGCCTCCGACGACTGGGGCATCCGCCTCGTCTGTCACCCGCCCCTCGACGACAAGCTGCGGGCCTGGACGTACAACGACGAGACACGGGAACCCAAGCCGTACCTCGAACGCGACAGGGACATCGTTGACGAATGCGAACTGTTGATCGCCACACCAAAGCAGAACGCAGTGCCCGAACTGTTCCGCGGTAGCGGGACTTGGTACACCATTCGCTACGCCAACGAAGTCAACAGGCACATCATCATCGTGTGGCCTCAGGGAGCCACGGAGATTTGGAATGCCCCGCCGACGTGAGTTTCCCCACGCCCACATCCCCGTTGAACACAACGGACAGTGGTTCGGTCCTCTCCCCGAGAGGCCGAACCTTGAACCCAAGACTGCCATCCAGTCACTCATGGAATCAGTGGGCAAGGGAGAGCCAGCTGAATCCCTCGAAGAACGCCAGCCTCTCATCGCAGCTATTCAACGAGCGGTCGAGAGACTGGACGAACCTGACAGATCAATGATCGAAGCCTACTTCTATGAAGGGGTGGGCCACCGCGGCGTCGAACGCCGTTCAGGTGTCTCGAAGTCGAAGTCGCAGCGCGACATGCCTGAGGTTGTCAACAGGTTGCGCGAGTTGTTGTTGGAAGAGCCGCTCGTGCGAGCAAGGCTGGGCTACATTCAGGAGTAGGGACGTGGTGGCGTGTGACCGCACGCGCCACCCCGATCAAACCATTGCGGTCAGTACACGGGAAAGAAGACATAATGTTCAAGAAGGTATTGCTGACGGCGGGCGCCCTAACATCGATGGCGTTCGGCGTCGCGGTCGGCCATGAGGCACGGTCCTCGGCTGCGGAGCTTCATCCGTCGCTGGCGCCAATCCAGATCGACACGTTCACCCAGAGCGACTGCTTCGTCAGGATCGAAGGCGACCTCGCTTCAAGCTTCTGTGCCAACGGCCCAGGAAAGCAGCGTGTCGAGGTCAACTGCACGGGCGGCGGCAAGGTCGAGGGTCCCTACGTGGTCGTGAACACGAACTCGTTTGTGGCCTGCGTCACCAACGTCGCCAGTGCTCGCACGGGCAAGGTCAGCCCATACGTGCCATGACATGACGACGGGGGAGCCTTCGGGCTCCCCCGTCCTGAAAGGTTCCAATGAACTTTGACGAAGAACTACTACTGAAGCGTGTCGGCTACGACATCGAGGCGGCCCTCCGCAAGGTGGGGATCGTCGAATATCTCGACAAGTCGGAGCGTGAACGCATCGCCCGCTGGGTGCTGAACGAGGCGCAGGCGCACTCGTGATCGACAGGTACATCGCCTTTACCCAACCCGCCCCAATGCATCCACGCCGCCCACCCGCCAACCTCCACCCTGAAACACTCCGCGCTGTCAACGCACAAACACGACACGAGCGGGAGGTCGGTGGGGTGGTCAACATCAAGAAGCCTGGGACGAACCTGGGCCTATTGATGGAGACAATGGGTTCGTGCGCCGCCGCCGTCAGGGCGGGGCGCAGCGAAGGATTGTCTGCTGATCTGACGAGACTAGCAGCCCGAGCGCTTGGCTGGGCCGAACGTCTCGATGAGGCCCAGGTCCGCGCAATGCAGCGGGCCGCAAGGAAGGCAGCGGCGGGGGACGCCGACCTCACCCCCGCCGCGCCACAACAGGAGAACAATGGAACCCCTTAATGAATGCTACGACGGTGCTGACTACGACGCGTCTGACCACGGAGAAGTCCTGGAATTGTCCGAGTTCGCCACCGACCTGACCCGCCGCATCCATGCCGAGAGGGCACGTCAGGCAGGGTTTGCTGATGGCTGAATGGGTTCTGCGCACCGCCCCCGCCTACTTCGCTAAGTGGGGCGTGCCTTTCAAGGAAGTGGACAACGCCCTCGACGGCCAGGTTAACGGAGGCGAAGGCTGGAAGACCCGCAGCCGTAGCAGCGGCGACTTCACCGATGGCAAGCCACGCGGCATCGTCATCCACCACACGGCATCACCAATCAGTCAGTCAATCGGGAGCGCCCTCCGCTACGAGATTCACACCGCCGATGCCGAGCCGATCGGCAACATGACGATCGGGCGCGACGGCATCGTCTATCTCACCTGCGCTGGCGCATCCAACACAAACGGCTCGGGTGGTCCGTGGCTCACCTCCAACGAGGTTGTCCCGATGGACACGGGCAACTCCCGCCTCATCGGCGTCGAAGCCATGAACGACGGCATCGGGGAACGGTGGACCGATGCCATGATCGACACCTATCCGAAGTGCATCGCTGCGCTGTGCGATCTCATCAACCATGAGTGCGGCTGGCCGAATCCGATGCTGTCGGCGGGCAAGGACGTGATGGCTCACTTCGAGTACGGCAACGTTCAGGTGCCCAACCGTAAGAACGATCCTTTCGGACCGTCCCCGTGGAACAACTTCGAGAACCGACGCTGGGACATGGACCTGTTCCGCGGCACCGTCTTCAACCTTCTAACCACTCCAACAGAGGAGCACGCTTTGCCTGTTTCAGAGGAACAGTACAACACCACGATCAAGTTGATCACCGACAGGCTGGCGGGCATCTCTGACCGCAACGAGGCACAGGGTACTCGCATCAGCAACCTCGATGCTCGTCTCGAATCGCACAATATGAGGATCAGCAACGTGTCTGGCAACCTCGCCAAGCTGTCGACGGCGTTCGAGTCGTTCCGCAACCGTGTCCTCGAATGGGTGGGCAAGTTCTGATGGCTCTGTTCGATGAGGCCCAGTACCTCCAAGGCGATCTGAAGACTCTGCTGGAGCGGGTCGAGGCGTTGGAGGAAGTCATGCAGAACGTCGTCACCTACGGAGTAGTCGAAGAGAACACACCCGAGGCGCCAGGACAACCTGGGCTGTTCGATGTCTCATGAGACCACGATGCTGCGTCTGTGGGAAGAAGTGCTGGCCGCTCCTTACGACCTTCTTGACGCGTGGCATCGTGCACTGCTCCTGGGGCTGCGTCTCACAGGAGTTCGGGGCTGTCTACGCACAGGCATGGAGGGAAGATGACGAACTGTCCGCATTGTAGACAGCCCGTCTACGGCATGCCCGCCCACCCCTGCTGCCAGGCGGAGATGGGTGAACAGGGACGAAGTTTCTGTGAGCCCTGCGAGGTTTCGAGGATGACCGAACACGAGCGCCGCAGCTGGGCGCGCCAACAGGCGGCAGCGTCGTGGTTCTGAAGCGGGGTGACTGGGTGCGAATCCAGCGCGACGAGACTCGCTGGCCTTCACGGAAGTCTTGGCCGCTCTTTCGTGGGCGTATCGGACGGCTGTTCAGCGAGAACGCTGACGCCCTTCCGACCCGCACTCACATCGAATGGTCCGTGATCTTCGATAGCGGTCAGGTTGCCTGGTTTGTGCCGACTGAACTGGTCGTCATTCCCCGTCCAAAGAAGGGGAAGGCCCGAGACATACGGCTACCGAGAAGACTGGAGGAATAACCCCAGCTAGTCGGCTCGCTCTGAGACCGAATCTTCGCCAGGCGCTCCTCGCAGGGCGTTTGAGTAGCTAGGGTACCAAGCAAGAAGCCCCAGGTCTGTGACCTGGGGCTTCTTCGCGTCCACGGGAAAGTAGACAGAGGCACCTTACCCGCCGCTGATGAACCTCCGCAACGCCTCCAACCTCTGCTCCTCGTCGTAGTCGGCGTACTTCACGGCGTTGCCACGGCGCTCCTGCTCCCGCGACACCTGGCCCTCCGTCAGCTGCTTCAACGGGATGCCCAGATACGAGGCGATCGACTGCAACTGCCTGTCCCCGTAGTACGGGTCCTCGGAAGGGGCCAGCCTCTGCGCCTGCGCCAGCGGCGGCAGGAACTGCCGCAGCGCGTAGGCGAGACGTTCGTCGACGACAGGGATGTCGCCCGCAGCACCAGCAGCCTCGGTCAGCCCTGGGATGTACTGCATCCAGCCAAGCTCAGGCGACTGCGACCACGTGGCCTCCTCGAAGCCGTTCTCCTCGAAGTCGCGACCCGTGAACATGTTCTTGCGGGCCAGCATCTCCAGCGGCACACGCATCAACGGGTTGATGTCCGACAGCGCCGAACCACCCGACCCTCCCGTCAGCACGTTCCCGATGTTGGCGATGTCCTCCAGGTCCTTCAGCTGGCGGGTGTGAGCGAAGTCGGGCGCCAGGTAGGTGCCATCCGTCAGCTTGAACGCATCCACGTCCTGCCACGACTTCGGCACGATGTCACCCTCGTAGTCCTCACCCATGTTACGGATGAGCGACTGGTACTGCTGGTAGAGACGTGGCTTCATCCACATCTGCTGAGTCTGGAGTGGCAGGTTGCGGGACATGAACGTCCAGAAAGGCACGAAACGCTTCAGCTGGCGGTCCATGTTCGACAGTTCCGAGTAGTCGAAGTGGACACGACCGATGCGAGCCATCGCCTCATGCACCGACCCGCCCTTCGCCAGCGTGTCGAGAGCCATGCCCATGCGGACCACGCCCTCGACCTTGGCGCCAGCCCGCCTCGACAGGCGGGTGGCAGGGTTGTCGACAGCGCGCGACCCATGCATCACCAGTTCGTCAGCCGAATACTGACCTGCACCACCACCCGAGCCGTACACGGCATCGAGCGCGTCGCTCATCAGCTTGCGCTCGTGCAGCGGCAGGTTCTCGATGTAGCCGTCGCCCTGCTTCAGGTACTTGCGCCACTCCTTGATCCCTCGCAGCTGTGCCTTCATGGACACGCCATCAGCGAAGTTCATGAACGAGGCCGACATGCCGTTACGCAGGTGGAAACCAGGGGAGAGGGTGGCGTACTGCTTGAAGAACTGCGTGTACTCGTCGGCCACGCGCCACACCCAGCGCTTGTCGATGGCCTTCTGCACATTCTTCAATGCTTCCTTCATCTCGGAGCGGACAACCAGGCCCTCCCTGCCAGCCAGCAGGTCCTCACCGATCGACTCGAACCCCTTGCGCAGTTCGAACTTGACGGCATCATCGAACTCGCCGTTCTCTGCGGCCCGCAGGAACGACTCGTAATCCACCAGGTCATCGTCAGGGGTGCGCAGCGCCACGCCACGAGGCGTCTCATCCACGGTGGCAGCCATGATGTCGACATCGGAGGCGACACCGCCGCGCTCCACCGCCTCCTCGAACAGTCGACGAACCTCGGGATCGGTGGAAGCCATCGTCGCCTTCGTCAGGTCGCCGTTGAAGATCACCCCGTTCTCGTGTGCCACGTCATCCCACAGCGGAGCGCTACGCCACGCCTTCGACGTAGCCAGGTTCTCCGTCTGACGGTTCGTCATCCCCACCATGTTCATCAGCACCCGACGCGACTCGGCGTCAGGTGCTAGCACGTTGGGGTCGTTCGGCTCGAACGCCGAGCCGCGCTCCTTCAGCAGGTTGAAGCCCTTGGCGCGGCCCACCGAACGTGACACTTCAGCGATGTACTTGTCGGTCAGCTTCACGAAGTCGTCCTCGAACACGTCGCCGTGGGCACCGAACTCCTTCCTGAAGAACTCGTTCAGCCCACGGATCGTGTCGTCCTGGACGACAGCCGTCTTCCCGTTGACCGTGATCTTCTGGCCCTTGGTGAGCAGACGATGCTTCTGGGCAGCCGAAGCGGCACCCTTGTTCGACACGATCTGATCGGCGAAGTCCGTCTTCTTCAAGAAGTTCTCGCCGTAGTCGGTGAAGCGGTGAGGCATGTAGTTGTTGTTGCCACCGAACTTGGGCAGGTGAATCCCGCCCTGATACACGGCGTCATCCCGAATCTGATCCAGCGTGTCCATGCCCCGCTGCGTCAGCGGGTTCGAGAAGTCACCCGTCTCAATGGCGTGCGTTAGATCGGCACGCTCCCCCTTGTTGTGGCCCAGTTCCTTAGCCACCCTCTCGGCGCGCTTCACCTGGATGGTACGGAAGCGGCCACCCTGCGACTTCGCCTCCAGGTGGAAGCCGTAACGGTTGGCGGCATCGATCGGGTCCAGGTCCCCACGACCAGCCAGCAGTCGCTCCATCGCCGTCTCCAACTCGGGCGACTTGCCAGGCCCACGACGCAGCAGCGCGCCGACAGGGGAGCGCTGCACTGCCTCGCGCACCTTCGACCCCGCACCACCCAACGCCTCGGCGATCTCCCCAGTTCCACCGATGCGCTTACCCATGAAACGCATCCCAGCCCTGTCCAAGCCGAGCAGAGCGCGCTCATCCTCCTTCAATGCTTGGACACCGAGGCGCCCCACACGCTCGACAGCGCCCTTGGCGAGGGCTCGCTCGGCAGCGGTCAACGTCGGGTCGACAGCCTTCTGGGCGAGTTCGCCTGCGGCAGCGAGGCGCCCGCTCGCCCCAGCGAAGCGGCCAGCGCCGAGCGTGACATAGGTGAGAGGGTCCAACGCCACGTCGCCAGCGAACCCGATGCCACGGTCCACCCACTTGTTGTCGGTCGGGTTGGGGAAGGCTTCACCGAAGCCGATGCCCTGGCGGGCGTCGTTGGTGAAGTCACCCAGGTCGAAGCCGTTCCCTTCGACCATCTCGCCAATCTGGTTGGCACCCGAGACGATCGTGGCACGCCCCGTGTCGAACACCTGGAGGGGACGCAGCAGCGCCCTCGACACAGGGTTGTTCAGTACGAACCCGAGCGGTCCGCCCTCGAACCAGCCCCCACCACTGTCCTCCTCCTCCTGGGCAGCAACCGAAGGCAGCACGAAGCCGCCGTCCGATGAGGACGACGGCTGCGGTGCAAGCCTGGACATGATGGCGTCATAGGCTGGCCCGTTAGCGATGGCAGGCGGCGGTGAACCGCTGCCGCTAGTCAGGTAGCGACGACGTTCTTCGATTGCGGCTGCTAGGCGTGGGTCCATTGTTTACGCTGCGTAAACTTTCAGAGAGGGATTCCGAGGTAGCGGGCGAGAGCGACGCGTGCGCTGACAGCATCGCTCGACGGGGTGTGACCCAGGGTGGTCGCTACCTGTGCGATACCACGGCGAAGGGATTCGTCGTGGTTCTGCGCTGCGTACTCCTGCCCCTCCTGGGCGATCTGCATGTGAGCCTCAGGTGAACCACCAGCCCACACGGGGTCGTAGCCCGTTCCCTGAGCGACCAGCTGATTCTGCTCAGGGCTCATCGACCCGCCCTGCGTGAACAGCTGCACGGCGTCGAGGAATGGATTGTCGTACTGCTGCGGAGCGACACTGCCCTGCATGTTGTCGTGCCAATCGTCGTAGCCGCTCGCCGCCCCGCCAGCGACATCGGCGATGTTGCCAGGGTCACCCATCGACTCCAGGAATCCGCCCCCGACGTTCTGCTCACTAGAGGTCCAACCCTCAGGTGCCCCAGGCGCGTCGGCCCCAAGGATTCCCAGGCTGGACAGAGCCTTCTTCACAGCATCCGACGCCGCCGTGCGCTCCGTGTCGGTCAGCGCGTTGTCCTGGTGCTGCTTCGTCTGCTTGACGAAGCGCTCCACTGACTTCAGGAAGCGCTGGCCCTTGCTCTGAATCTTGGCCTTGTTCTGCTCGTAGTCCTGCGGGAGGTACTTGTCAGGTAGCGTCCCAGGAATCCTCTCGCCCGTCGCAGGATCAGTGCTCGGACCCGTGTACTCCTCCCAAGGCATGGGGATGCCAGCCTCGGCGTACATGCGCTCGACAGGCGTCAGCTGCTGCCCGCGGTAGTCACCGCCAGCAGCACCACCGCCGTCACTCGTCCCACCCGAAGACGAGGACGAGGTGGAACTTCCACCGACGTACTCCTTGTACGCCTCATCAGCCAGACTGTTGAGCGCGTCGCGCTTCGTCTCGTCCTGGACGAGACCGATCTGGCTCTTGATCGTGGACAGGCCGATGCCGTCACGAATGCCCTGAGCGATCTTCTGCTCGTCGGCGTCCTGCGAGTTCGCCATCGCATCCAGGTACGGGGTCTCGGGACCTGTCTGCGTCGGGTCCTGAGGCAGTTCCGTGATCGCAGGATCGAACGGCTGGTTCACATCCACCGTGGGCAGCCCCATCGACTCGCCGAGGATGGGCAGCGGCACGCCGATCTGGCGCAGCATCTCGTTGGCGTGCCACATCCTTGTGGACGGCTTCGAGTACGGCATCTCCGTGGGCACGTAGGCGCCCGCGTCCTGGTTCCACTTCTTGTCCACGTACGAGTTGGGGATCATGGGCATCGAGGCGAGCGCCTCAGGCGAGATGCCGTAGCCCTGTAGCTGCGCCAGCAGCGCCTCGAACTCCTCCTGAGTCATTAGCTCAAACCTCCACTTCCAGGTCCACGCCTACGTCGGGGCGGGCGAGGGATCGGCTTACCGTCACGATCAACCTCTTCGAACTGGCCCCTATTGAACATCCACGGCGCCACTGGTCGGCCAGGGGCGCCAACGAACTGATCGAAGTTCGGCATCGTCCGACCAGCAGGCATCGGTAGAACGTTGAAGTCGTCCGTGAATCCCTGACGGCTCATCGGAGGAACCAGCCCGCGGCTTTCAACAGGAAGGCTTCCGCCGCCGACGCCAGCGGAAGCCAGCCCGCCACCGCCGACACCATTGTTGCGTGGACGGTTGTTGCCGACTGGCTGGGTGCCCACGCCAGGCCCACCAGGACGGTTCGGGTCTGGACGGTTACCTCCACCGTTCCCGCCTGGCCCCTGCGGCGTTGGTGGTGGCGGTGGCGCGATCTGGCCGAGGATTGCCGAGAGGTCAGGCATCTCGCCACCCGCCGTGCCGTACAGCTGCGCCATCTGGGCAAGCATCTGCATCCTCGCCTGGTTGTACATCGCCTGCTGCTGCATCTGCTGCTGCCACGCCTGCATCCTCAGTCCAGCCAGGAACGCGTTACGCCCCGACCGAATCTCGGACACAGCGTCCTGCCGCCCGAGCCTGCCCTCAATGTGACGGGACTTGTTCGCCTCCCTCGTGTCGGCACCCAGAATCTTCAGCACGTTCTTGAACGCTGCTGCGCTCTGCCTCCCTTCGCGGCCAGGCGCACGAGCCACGTGCGTCGTGCGGTACGGGTTCTCCTCGGTGCGGTTCAGATACCTGTCAAGCTGACCGTACGACCTGCGCGCTGCACGCACATCCTTGCGTCCAGCCTTGCGCACGGCCTTCATCATCCCAGGGTCGGGACGGATCAGCTGGGCGGTGAAGGCGTCGCTTCCCAGCAGTTCCTTGATGAAGTCGATCTGGCGCTGGGCCTGTTCCTTGGTTTCTGCGGTACTCAACCCGCCACCTCCTACTCCTCCGCCACCGCCGTAGCTGTAGCTGTAGCCTCCGCCGCCGCCGCTGCTACCGCTGTAGCTTGGGCTGTAAGACGGCACTGAACCTGGCGACGACGGCGTTGACATGACCGAAGACATGGGAGCGCTGAGAATCTCGGCGACCTGGCCCGAGTTCAGATGCGGGTCAAGCCCGATGGCATCGGCAATCTCCCTGTTGCGCTCGCGCGCCTCGTTGGCGCGTCGCACCGCCTCCTGCTCGGCAGGCGTGAACGGGTTACCAACGATGTCGGGATCGTGAGTGTAGTACGACATTGCTTGTCCTTACTGAAGGTGGGGCTGGAGTGCGGTCAACCACTGGGCCATCATTGCGCGCTCCCGAGCCCTTTGCGCCTGCAAAGCGGCGAGAGCGTTGGTCTTGTTCGACTGAATGTTCGCCTGGTTCAGATCGAACTGGTTCATCTCCTCCGACGTGTTGACACGGGAACGGCTGAGGTCCGTGCGGAAACCCCTGTTCAGACGATGGAGGGCACGGCCGTAATCGAACTGGGCACGGTTCGTGTCACGGCGGTAGTCCTGGTTGTAGTCCTGCATCCCCGACCGCTGCACGCCAGACGTGACGCCGCCACCCACCAGCCCCCGTGCGCCGTACTGAGCGGCATACGGATCGTAGCCCTGCTGATAGGAGCGGGTCCTGTCCTGCTGATAGCGACCGATGTCGGTGTTGAGAGTGTTGCGTCCCTGACGGACGTTGGTGAACAGGTCGGTGCGCTCACGGCTTCCTCGCTGCTGGGCGAGGAAGCGCGCGTAAGCGTTGGTTGCCAGTTCCTGGGCGGAGCCAGTATTAATCTGACGCCGCTGCGCCTCGTAATAAGCGTTGTCAACTGCTGCCATTATGTCCTCATGGAATTCGCTTCAGCCACCAGTTGGCGTTGTTCACATTCAGGTTCCCGCCAGTCTGCTGTCGGACGTAGAACTCCACCCATCCGCCAGCGAAGAAGTAGACGGCGCCGAACCCCCAACGCGGCACCGACGAAGCCCCTGGCGTCGGTCGGTCGATGTCGGCCTGTGGGGTGGTTCCGTCGTTCACCTGGAACCTGGTGCGGCACAGGTCATAGGCTCCCGACAGCGAGGCACGACCGTGAACCGAGTACCAGCCGTCGTGACCCTGCGGGATCGTGATACGTCCCGTCGTGCCATCCATCGACGTCGGCTTCTGCCTCGTCACCGAAGTCCACGTCATCAACGTGATCACGCCCGTCGTAAGCACCTGGGCTGAATCACGGATAGCCATGAACTCGACGGGACGGAGAGTGAGGTTGAGAGCATCGAACCCTCGGCGAAGTACGGCGTTGGGGATCGAGCCTGGCTCAGCCGCCATTTACAGTGACACCCGCATGACAACCGCCCGACCCGTGAAGTTCTGCGTCGACCCGTTATTCACCACGTTCACCGTGATCGTGTTGGTCGTCACCAACCACACCGCCGCCGTGCCTGCCATGAAGTCGGTGGCGTTGGCGTCAAAGTTGTAGATGACGCCCGCAGCGATGATCGTGAGATACGAACCCGCGGCCCATGCCGACGTACCGTCAATTTGGGCGGTGACCACATAGAGTCCGTCCTTGCTTGACGGCACCGTGAACGTGGTGGACGGGACAGTGATGAACCCGCCATCATCGCTGGTCTCCGTATCCCACGTGACGGGGGTCGACACACCAGCACCTGCGGCCACGTGGTTGGTGGCACGGGACACCCGAGCGCCCGTGCGCTTCGGAATCAGATCGAGTTCGGTCTGCACCGCCCCGTTGATGTATGTCTTGATGGCTTCGAAGTTCTCCTGGACGGGCGCGGCATCCTGCGGCGTGCCGTTGACCAGAGTGTTCGGAATAGTGAGAGCCATTACCTGAGCTTCCTTGGGCGGTACTTATTGACGATTGCGTTCAGACCCCAACGCGACCCTTCGACGGCGGACAGGCGCAGCGCTACGGCGCGCGCTAGGCCGAGCGTCGTGCCACGCTTGATCTGAGCCTCCAGGGACTCCGAAGTCGAGCCCCAGATGCCGTCGCCCCACAGCTGAGCGCCACCCCACACGTCACCGTCGTACGTGGCATCAATCTCCACGAGCGACGAACGCTTCACCTGTTCGTGGTTGAAGTCGATGAACTCATCGACGTTGACGACAAGCTCGCCTCGCAGGTTGCGGAAGATGTAGTCGGGACGACGCCACGACTTCTTCAACGAAGGCATCCCAGCGTCGAACCAGCTGGTTCGAATGTAGGACCTGAACCCCATCGGGGTTCCGCCAGCGTTGTCCATCGAGTCGTCGCGGGCGTTCAGCAGGATGGCGTGCGGCATCGTGCGACAGAACGCCAGCATGGGTGCGTCGGCCGAAGACGTGTGGTTCACGTACGGAGCAGGCGGATGCTTGTCTGCCCCCTCGAACCGTGTCCACGCACCGTTGTCCCCAATGAGCGGGTCGAACACGAACGTCGCCACGGGCTCCACTGGAGGGTCCAGCGCATCAGGGTCGTAAGGGATCGACGCCCACAGGCGACGATCCATCCAGCCCAGCCAGACGTTGCTGTATGCGGTGACAGGGACGTCGGGGAAGATGTTGCGGAGCGGATAGGACACCTGATCGACGGCACCATCCGCGTAGCGGTAGATGCCGTCGCCAGCAAAGAAGTAGACCGACGCTGTTGCGCTGGCGATGGCCGTGGGTGTCGGAACGCCGATGTCACCCGTCAGCTTCGCCAGCTGCCAGGTGGTCGCGTCCGAACCGAACAGCGCCCACACGCTGTCCGTCTTAAAGATGAGCAGGTGATCGTTGAACGCAACGAGACCCGTGATCTTCGAGCCACCCGTGTTGATCTCGATGAAGTCGTCCTGATCCCAGCTTTCAGGGAACCCGACGTGCGACCAGTGGATACGGTTCGGGTAGTTCGTCGAGTCGTAGTTCAGGTTGGCGACGATCAAGCGACCGTTATGCGAGACGACGTGCTCCGACTTGGGCATGTGCGTGCCCGTGTGAACGTTCGGGTCGTTCTGCCACTGGCCTGCGCCCGAGGCGGTGAGCAGCGTGCCCGAACCCGTACCCGTCGTGCGCAGACCCTGCTTCGTGCGGCCCTGGGCGAGATACAGGTTGTCGCCCCAAGGGGCGAACGAAGCTAGATGCGGCGAAGCAGCGAGGTCGGAGTTGGTGATCGACGTGAACGTGCCCCCAGCCGACGCCGACCACAGAGTGGTGCCGTTGGCAACCAGCACATACTGGGTGCCCGACGAGTTCTCGTGCAGGTAGGCGTTGCGAGGGTTCCACGCCGACGAGTTCACCAACATGGTCGATCCCCCCAGGAGGGCGACATCGGCGCTCGCGGTCGTGAACGAAGTATCCGACACGTCAGACCCCGCTAGGTCGGTAGACGTGTCCATCTCGAACACGACCGACACCGTGGACATCGTGTTCGAAGCCCCAATAGCGCTACGCAGTTCGCAGTGTAGGAGCCTGCCGACGAGTGGTTCGGCTCCGTTCGCCTGCGCCCCAATCGACAGATAGTTGTTGCCAGCAATGGAGGCGGCGGTGTTCGCCACCGTCTGAGCGGTACCAACCTCGGTCCACGCACCGTTGGGTCCCGTCGAAGACTGCCAAAAGCGGCACGACGACGATCCCGCACCGTTGTCCACGTCATACGAGATGCCCACCCACCAGTTCGTGTTGACGGTCGCGGGGACGGCGGCGGACGACGTGTAGATGCGGGCAGCGCCCGAACGACGGTTGGCGTACATCAGCTTGCCGTCCGTCAGGAGGTGCAGAACCCATCCGTCTGCGGTGGGTTCACCGAATCCGCCGATCGCCGACGCGTGCGCTGCCAACATGCGGGGAGCGGATGGTGTCCAGTCGGCGATGCGGACACCAACCACGACCTGACAGTCACCCGTCAGATTGAAGCCAGCCTCGTCGGCGACCAGAACCCTGTCCAGGCCTGGCCCACCGTCGAACAGGATGTACGGCTCGACTCCAGGCGTCACCACCTGATCGGTGGACCACTGATCCCAGCCCTTGCGCGTGTAGACGCCACCCCGAGGATCGATTTCCATGTTCAGGATTTCGGGAACCTCGTTGGGGAGTAGCTGGAAAGACGACTTACGGGTGTTCAGGCCACCCGTGAAGTCGTACTGCTCCAGCGCCTTGACGTCGGTGGTCACGGACCACCACCATCCACGTCGCCAGGCGTGATCAGTGCCAGGTTGCCGACGAACTGGCGGGACTGGTCACGGTGCAGACGGCCCTGACCGAGGATCAGCGTCTCGTCTGTCCAAGCACGCATCACGGCGTCGCGCGCCAGCCCTGCGCCACGCTCGAACATGCTCAGATACACGCCCGACAGCACTTCATCTTCCTGCTGTGCGTAGACGACCGACAGGGCGAAGTTGACGATCGGCCTGTGCAGCCGCTCGTCAGCGTCGACAGCGGCGGTAGCGCCTGCTGCGATCCAGTCGGTCGGGTAACGCCATCCGCGCAGCGTCATCGTGGCCGTCGCCGATGGCGGGGGCCACACGTAGATGTCGCGACCGAGCTTCGCCCAGTGACAGGGCTCGCCAGTCGTGGGAGCGAACGAATAGAAGTCCTCACCGTCACGGAACTGCACCTTGACGAGACGGTTGGTGGCGGTGCGGATCGAAGCCAGATCGGCGACCTCTGGGGGCAGCGTGAAGAGGGTGTCCGTAGCGGCCATCGGGAGCGTCCACAGAGTCTCGAAGAAAGGCCAGCGCGTCTCCAGCTGGATAACGCGGTCGTACCCCTCCTGAATGAAGGGGTCGAGAATGTCGTTCGGTAGGTCGGTGTCGTCGAGTTCGACTCGATCGCGTACCGCCTTGCGGATGTCGCCGAGGTTCACCCTGCCGCCCTCCTGGCCTTGTAGGTGTCAATCGCCATGAAGTCGTACGCCTTGCCGAGAGCGTCGTACGCCAGGTTGATTTGGCTTACGACAGACCCAGAAGCGGTGGGGAACAGATCGACGTTGCTTGCAAGCGTCACCATCTCCGCCAACTTCGTGCGCGCGGCCTCCAGCTTGTTGATGAAGTTGTCCCCCGCGTTCGCCTGTTCGGTTGGCGTTGCCATTTAGACTGCCTTGGAGCGCAGGTGACCTGCGCAGAACTCGGTGCCCTGTGCCCTGAAGCCCTCGCACGTGTCGTCCTTAGCCATGCACTTCTTCGGGTCGCGGCCCTTGTAAACGCCTGGCACTGGGCGGAGTTCGATTTCGCGGTCGCCTGCGAACTCGGCTCCGCGAAGGTTGGAGTGCTCGTAGCCTTCGCCGAGCGGCACGTGGGCGGGAGCTACCTCTCGCTGTTCCCAGGGCATATGATTTCCTTTCGAGAAGAAGAAAGGCCCGCCCGTCGTACGACGGACGGGCCTTTCAGTTAGGGGGAATGGGTCAGACAGGCTTGAATGCCCCGACACCCTGTCGTGCACGGTTCGAGCACACCAGGTTGCCGTAGACGTAGATCACCGAGTAGCGACCGTCGACCGAGTTGGCAGCACCCGAGGATGCGTGCGCCGTGGCCGTACCGTCCATGAACGGCGAGTTCGTGAACCACTTGTCCTTGTGTCCGACCAACGTGATGTACTCGGAGTTGATGGCGTAGAGGCGGTTCGCAGGAGCGGCACCACCGTTGTCAAACAGGTACGTGACACCTGTGATGGTGATGTTCTCGAATCCAGCGTTGGCAGCCTTCACGTCGCGATACTGAGTGTTCGGCGTGAACAGCGACTCAACCTTCTCCCACAGAGCCAGGTTGGACACCAGTAGGTCGGGACGGTTGGCGCCCTCGGCCACACGGTTGACGAGACCCTTGGCATCTGCCAGGGTGATAACCGTCTCGGTTCCAGGGACTCCCGTCACCTGGTTACGCCAGTAGGCGTTGGCGGCCTGGTCGATTCCACCGACCGTGCCAGCACCCGAAGGTGCATCCCAGATGTAGGACTTGATTCCAGCGAAGGCCTTACCACCCGAGCCCGTACCATCACCCCAGAAGGCGGTGTTGAAGGCGGACTTCAGCGAATCCTTGGCCTGGTCGATCTTGGCCTCCAGCAGGTTGATGACCTGCGCCTCGCCGTTGTTCTTCGCCTCCTCGATTCCGCTGATTGCGACCGAGGCACGGGCCTGCTTCCAGACGTACTCGGCAGCCGAGATTCCCGTCTGTGGTGCGATTGCGAACTGGTCCCAGTCAGCGTAGAACTCGGCCTGACCCAGAGCGTGACGAATCTCCTCGACGATCTTGTGACCGCCGCTCTCCATCCTCGTACGGCCCTTCTCCATGAGCCAGTAGCTCAGAGGGAAGTCCATGAAGACCTGGTTCGTCAGCTTCTTGCGACGCAGTTCCAGCGTCGTAGCGACGATCTGGTTATAGTTTGGGTTAGACATCGGCTAGTCGGCTCCTTACCGACTTGGGGGGGTTAGCCGAACGTCAGACGACCATGCCTTTGCTGGGCAATCTCGAACGCTTCGGCGACAGAGAGGTCCTGGTCCTCCAATGGCGCGCCTCCGCCGAGAGCCGAACGTCCACCCGACAGCTGAGAAGCCTCCGACTTGGCTGCGTTGACAGCACTGTCGGCCGATGCTCGCTGGGCCGCATCCTCACGGATTGCCGCCTGCGCTGCCCAATACTTCTCGCCCTGCAACTGTAGGAACACGCCCTCCAGATCGAGGGTTCCCTGCTGATGCGCACGGGTGGCAACCTGCTCAACGTTGAACTCGTCGCCGTACTTGGATTGCAGTTGCGAGAACGCCCGATACAGCTGACGGTCCTCCTCCATCTCGCGGAGGCTCTGGACCTGCTGTCGCAGTTCGTAGACCTCCCGCTGGACGGGATCGGTTGGTAGCTCCTCAACCTGCTCACGCTGTTGCGCCTGGGCCGCTAGCTGACGTAGTGCGAGTTCCCTGATGGTTCCCTCAGGGTCCCTCTGGAGGGCTTCCTGAAGTGCTCGCGTCTGAGCTAGTTCCTGCGTCTTCCTCGTGTAATCCGCCTGGCGCATGTAGCCGTCGACAAGCTCGGGGACGGGAACTTCAAGCTCCTCGCCCGCAACCTTGACCTTGGCCTTGCGATCAGCGAACTCTGTCGGATCGAAGTAGGTCGTTTCGGATGTTTCCGCTACACCCTCTGCTTCGCCTTGTCCGACCTCCGCCTCTACGGTGGGTTCGGTGACGATCGCCTCGGGTTCTGGCGCTGTCTCGGGGACTACAGCCCCGTCCAGCGCCTCATGAATGGTCGGCATAGAGTCCTCTCGGTTGTTCTAAGACCTTCATTAATAAGGAACCCCCCGTCCCAAGACGGGGGGTTGGCAATCCCTTACGCCGCCATTGGCGGCATACCACCTGGTGGTGGTCCTGGAGGGGGCATTCCCTCAGGCGCACCAGGCACCATCGGCTGGCCCATACCATCAGCAGGCATTTCCTCTGGTGGCGGTGGTGGCAGCGTCACCAGATGCCCTGCGTTCTTCACACCGAAGCCATACTGAATGATGTACTGAGCCATGGCGGGGGCGTTGATGACACCCAACTCAATGAATGGCGCCAGAGCGTCCACCATTTGCAGAGCCGACTGACGACGGAACGACTCGTTGTTCGGCTGTGTCAAACCAGCCTCAACCTCGTAGAGGAACTCGCCCTCGATGTCCTCGCGCTGGTAGTGGAACCACAGCTTCATGTTGTTGGCGCCCGTGACCAGAGCCACCTGGTCGCCCGTCGTGAATGCCTGGAGGACCTGGATGACACGCTCGGCCACGTTCGAAGTGGACTGCTCGATCTTCGCCAGCTTGTCGGCGGCCCGCGCGTTCTGGGCGTCCTGCAACATGGCTGCCTCGGTGGCCGTCCTGCGAATCTCGGGCATCTGTCCACGCATGTAGTCCGAGACACCCGTGATCATGTCCATGTCGTTCTCGATGATCTGAGACTGACCGTAGAACTCGGGTGGCGGGTTCGTGGTTGGCATGGACACAACCACGCCTTCCAGGTCGCCGAAGTCGCCCTCGACGGGAACCATCGAGTTGTAGGCGTCGTCCTTCAGGGCCTCAATCGAGGCCGTGTCAGGGAACGCCTCGGCGCGGTACAGCCACTTCGGGTTGAACTGCTTACGGTGCAGGACCTGAGCGGTGCGGGTCTCGTTCAGTTCGTACTGGAGGACCTCGACGGCTTCCAGTTCACCCATCGGGTAGAAGTGGTCGGGCACGTCGTAGTCCCTGAACATGATGAACGGGTTCTCGAACGGCAGCGGGATCGGCTTCGGGTTGATCAGGAAGGCGTCCTCGCCACAGTGCGAGAACGTGCAGGTCTTGCCGTTCACCAGGTCATAGAACTCGTAGATGTCGATGTACCCGCCAGGCACCGAACCCTTGTGCACGTCGTCTGAGTCGTTGTGGTTCCACTTGTCCCTGGTGGTGGCGTTGGCAACCTTGCGTCCCTCCGACGTGTAGCGCTTGTCGCGCTTCACGTCGGCCACGGGGCGACGAATCTTCTGGCAAATCCAGCGAAGCTCGGACGGGTCGTTGGCGTCGGGGTCGACGTAGACGTTCCTGAACGAGACACGCTCGACGTATGGACGGTCCACCCGCTTCGGGGTCTGTGTCTCTGCGCACGGGTAGCCCTCGGGCTCCTCCTCGTGCTCAGGCACCGTCTTCTTGTCAAGCTCCTCCTGGGTGGCTACCGCCTCGTGCGGCTCCTCGCTGTACGAGTAGCCGACCTTCACCCAGCCATGGCCGACCATGAGCATGTCGTTGACGGCGCGGCGAATCTCCTTCTGGAACTTGCCGTGGCGCCAGTGGTAGTTGACGACGTGCTCTGCGATGACAGCGCTGTCGGCGTTGTCCTCGATGCGAGAGTTGACGACGATCTTGGGGTTGTTGACAGCGATCGAAGGGGCGATGACGTTGATCGTGGCGAACG